TGAAAGGCGATATTTCAAAGTATTTCTATTCGATCCGGCACGACGTTTTGAAAACCTTAATCCGCGAGAAGATAACCGATCCGGACGTTTTGTGGCTTGTCGAAATGATAATCGACAGCACAGAAGGGAACGTCGGAATTCCGATCGGCAATCAATCTTCACAGCTTTTCGCCCTTCTTTACCTCAATAATTTAGATCACTTCATCAAGGAAAAGCTTGGCATTAAATACTACGGAAGATATATGGACGATTTCTTCTTGATACACGAAGATAAAGCCTATTTGCAGTATTGCCGCGCGGAGATCGAAAAACACGTTGCCGCGATCGGCTTGTCCTTGAACAACAAAACGAACATTTACCCGCTTCGGAACGGGGTGGATTTCTTGGGATTTCACACTTACTTGACCGAAACGGGCGCGGTAATCCGGAAGGTGCGCCGCAGAAGCAAGAACAATATGAAGCGCAAATTGAAGAAAATGCGCGGACTTGTGGAGCGGGGCAAAATCATAACGGCGACCGTCGAACAATCTTACAAAAGCTGGCGGGGACACGCCGCAAAGGGAAATTGTTATCACTTGATCCGGCGAACGGATCACTATTACAACAGGCTTTTCAATTCAAAGGAGGCGGAAAAATGTCAAAAGCATTTAGTTCCCTTGCCGTGGGAACAAAAATCGAAGTTCCGGTTCTTCCGGCGTATCAATCGCGCTTCGGTGCGAAGATCGTATTCAAGATTGCGGACAAGAACCATAGCGGGTATCCGGCGAATTCCGTTACGCTGATCGCCGAAAAGATTATCCAGCTTATGTGTTCGGACGCAAAGG